GCATCAAGTCAATGTCAACCTGTAGATTCTTCAAATTGTATGCCTAAAACTAAAGAATCATTTTCAAATCAAAGTAATATTTCTCTAATTCCAACAATTATTGCAGGATTAGGAATTTTGTATTTCGTATTTTCAGGCAAATAAAGAAGTTAATAAAATGGATAATGTTTTTAGAATTAAGAAGTCTAGAGATACATCTGCAAAAACTAAAGCTTCTGAAATGTTATCAGGAACTTTAGATTCAATACATAAAAACTTAATATCTGAAATAAAAGATGCTAATATTAGTGAATTAGAACTTAGAAAAATTCAGATAGAAAAAGAGCTTGAAGATCTGCAAGACGTCTATAAAGCAACAAAATTACAAGATGAATATCGTAAGATTGAAAAACGATTAGGACAAGAAGATCCTTTAAAAGATTATTATGTAAAAAATGCTGACATTATTCTAAAATATTATGGTGGATCTGATAAAGTTCAAAGTATTGCTACAACACCATCTGATCAAAATACATTCGTCAAATATCTAACACAAACAATTCAAGATAGTCCAACAGTATCAAAAAAAGATCTTTATGAAGAGTTCACTACTCGTATGAAACTTAATACAGGTATAGAAATTACAGAAAAGACAAAATCAACTGAACATTGTGATAGATGTAATATTGCACGTGAAGAACTTTCTGAAGAAGGTATTCTAGTGTGTCCTAAATGTGGTTCAGAAGAATATATGTTAGTTGTGAGTGATTTTCCTTCATTTAGAGATCCACCAAAAGAACGTAATAATTATGCATATAAAAAAATCAATCACTTGAATGAAATTTTAAATCAGTTTCAAGCAAAAGAGAGTACTATAATTCCAGAAGAAGTTATGAATGAAGTTATATGTGAAATCAAGAAACGTAGAATTCAAAATGTTGCAGAATTAACTGAAATAGGAATGCGTGAGATTTTAAAGAAACTAAATCGGTCAAAGTATTACGAACATGCCACCCACATCTTATCAAGACTTAATGGAAACCCACCACCAACAATCACACCAGAGATTGAAGAAAAAATACGAACTATGTTCCAAGAAATCCAAGCACCTTTTTTATTGTATTGTCCTGATGATCGTACTAATTTTCTTTCTTATTCTTACATTCTTTACAAGTTCTTTGAACTTTTGGAACTAGATGAATACAAAATATACTTTCCTCTGCTAAAAAGCCGTGATCGTTTAATAGCACATGACCAAATTTGGAAGTTGATATGTGATTATTTGAAATGGGAATTTATTAGAAGTGTTTAAAAAGTTTACTTAAAAAACTTCTTTTAGATCCACCATATTGTGGAGATCGCATTGTCAGATAAAATATAAGTAAGAGTAATATAGGCAATCCTAGAACTCCCAAAACTACCCATAGTATCCACCCATATTTAGTAGAAGATGCTTGTTTTGATATTTCTGATGCATTACATACATTAATATTATGTAATGGATTTAATATATTACAAGGATTTGTATCTGCCTTTCCGCCTTTTGCCATACAAGCTACAGAATTTGGAGTAAATCTTATATCGCAAGGATCTGCCATTTATATTAATAACTTAATTTCTTCTAATAAAGATTCGCAAGTTATTTTGAATTCTCTCATATCTTTTCGTTTAGGATTTATAGTTAAGATTTTACGAGATAAAGATTCTTTAAATATTGATGGCGGTGGATATTCATCGTTAATAACTGCAAGAACGTAAAGTTTTGGAATTTGTGTTAAAGTCCACAAATCTTCTTTCCATCGATCTTTACCGCTAGTTTTTGTAGAAATAACAACGAGTTGAGAAATATGTATTCCTAACATAACATTCCCAGCTACAATATCAATTCTAGTTCCTAAACATGAGTCACATATAAATCCATTCAGATCTATAAAAACTTGTGTTTTATAAGGAATTTGATTTTCCTTTAAAATGTTTTCAATGCATCTTTCCCACCATCCTCCAATACCAGTATTTCCAATCATTCCTTGTCGAACAGAAAAGGAATCATTGTAAAGTTTCCAAACATCTTCATCAGACCATTCAGAAAGTAATGTATTTTTCTCTCTGAGTTTTCGTATACATTCCAAATGTATACGTTGTTGTTCTAACGCATGTGATTGTCTTATCTTTTCATCCATTGTTGTAATAGTTGGTTTACTTATAAATCTAATCGTATGACTGTTGAAGCCAGTCAATGTACTCCAAATAGTCCTCATATTCTTGATCATAATCATCATTGTCCATTTCAATAAGTATGAAAACAAAAGACCCTTACTAATTAAAATCCGTTTTTGAGTATAAATGGCAGATGACTGGAACGAGTTACATGATAAATACTATGCGGTTGCTAAGGAAGATAGTAATAAATACTATATATCACATTTGATACTTAAAAGTTTAGGCTCTCTTTTAAAAAAAGGAGGATGTATTAATCTAGGACAATATGCTATGATTTCTAATCAAGTATTTGCCATGGTCGCAAAAGAACAACCTGATATATTACGAAGAGTACCTCGTAAAACAGCTCCTAAACCAATTGGTACAGGTGTAATACCAGCACCAATAAAAGGTTCAGATGGGAAACTATATCCTACTATAGCATCTCTTCCAGAGGGAGTACATGAGATAATACAATTTCCAACGTTCCCACGTGAAAAGCCTGGCGAATCTATTCCTGTAAATGTTCCTAGAATAAATAACGCTACTTTACTTCCAGATGTTAAACTTGTTGGTGGACGTTTATCCAATAATAGCTCAGAACCAGCAAATGTTACAGGAGCCCGCAGAAGAACATATACAGGAAGAAGACACAAAAAGACAAGACATACAAGAAGAAATTAAAAAAGTGAAAAATTGTATGCCTACAACTTTCCCAAATAAGACTTTTCCAGCTAAGATTATCTTATTCTTGATTTTTAACGTTAATCAAACGACTTGATACTGTTCAAGTGGACAGTTATACCTTACTACTTTTCGTATTATAACTTGTTATGTTCCAACCTAACTTTGACTACTTGGCATCGTCTTCGCCTCGTATTAGCACCTCCTACGCTAACCGATATGTGATCCACTTCAGGACCTCCTTTTCTTCTATTTTTAAAGGACTTTATGTCCTACTTAATGCCCCTACCTTCCGCATTAAATCTGTGTTACACATCTATGGCCTCTCAACCAAATTCTGTAACTCCTTACCCGCCGAGAAAGCGAGTAGTTCCGAGTATCTTCTGTTGTAATCTTTAACTGCTTTTGTTATGATATCTTTGTCTTAGTCGCTCGTAAGCGATGCATTCTTCAATTTTTATTACGGTTATTCTTACTCTAGAATTCCTGATATATACTTATTCTTGAAGTTGAAAAATCCGTTTTTCACGAAAAAATTATCTAACTATAATCCATGCAAAAGGTTTTTTACGGAACACTTATATCGAATGCAAAGTATCAGTTAAAGAATTTAGAACATCTTTTAATCCGTGCAGAACATGGATTTTTTCTTGAAAAATCACTAGATCAAGTGATTTTTGAATTAAATAAAACTCAACAAGATTTAGTCTTAGCAAAAGAATCTTATATTACTCATCAGGTCCATCATAATCCGTCTCCTCAGAGTCATCCTCAAGCTCATCTTCATACATCAGTCCTGTCATAATAGCATCGCCATCATCTTCGTAAAGAAAGACTCTGCGATACTCTGTGTTTGGTTTGAATTCGTCTGTTGAATATACAATTATCATTCTATCTGCCGTCTATTGGAAGATCGAATAATAATCCGTTTTACATCCTTTCATAATCTATTTCTCTGTATCCTCTACAATACAAAATCGTTAGTTTTACGATCATAAACAATACAACTAATCCCAAAGCTGATAATCCAATAACTGCAAAATAAAAATCAACTCGATCTTCCATTACGCTTTATAACCACACATTCCGTATATATCACTTTTTAGTTTACAATCTCCAGAAGGACACTTTACAGAATTTGGTGGACATGGTTGATCGAGTCTTGTATTTGGATTACTAAATCCTTCTGTAATACGTGGTATTGCTACCTTAAATAAAAAATACATAACTCCTACAAATAGGAGTCCTTTTAGAATATATGAAAAGTCTTTACGCATTTACTTAGTAGTGGGAGAATTAGGTACTCCCAGGTGATGGGTTGTAAGTTACATGTCCTGTAGGAACACAATCTGGTTGTCCTGCTTGGTTAGCTCCTGGAATATATCCGTTGGGACACGTTGGACCATAATTTCCAAACTTTTCACGGATATTATTCCAATAATAGCTCATTACTAATGATGTTACAGTTGCAAATAATAGAGCATGTACTAGAAGTACGGTTTTAAAACTTCCATTAGAAGGAAGCTTTATTAGAACACCTGGTACAAACGCGGCAAATAAGAGTGCAGATAAAATTCCACTAATCAAATCCATTTATACTTCATGCTTGAAGTTTTTTAAAGCTTTTTGAATAAACTTTTCCATACAAAATGACTTAGTAGTGCAAATAGAACCGAATGTACTGCTATAACAACCCATTTGCTTCCATTTGGAGGAAGAGTTAGAAGAGCGCCAGGAACGAAAAGCGCGAAAAGTAGTGCATGAAAAATAATTTTCTTAAACATTTATTTATTCTCTACTTACGAATATTTCTTAAAAACTGAGCTCGGCGTCGAGTTTTTAAAGTATACTTTTTTGGATGATTTCCAACTTCTGTTGCAAATTGTTGAGGAGTCATATGTTTCCTTGAGGCTTGATTTGTAAACGCGCCTTTCTTCATGTGACCCACTACATCTTGAATCCACTTCTTATTTTTGCGAGTTTTCATATTATGTTTACATCTAGGACAATCTCCTATGTCAGGACTACATGGACATATTACCATTATTCTTTGGACAAGAGTTGCATCCACCTCCAACAACCTTTAGTTTGTTTGAGATTGAATATCCGTATACTAAAATTCCTATCAAAAACAGAACTATCGCAAGCCAATACATTTATTATCTAACAAGAGTTTTAACCTATTCTACCTAACACATAGTATGGGAATTCCGTTTTATTTTGCAAGTCTTTTAAAAAGTCATAAAGGTATTATTCAAGCTGTCAAGAAAGACATTCCGTTAGAAGTTGATGTCTTTGTAATTGACTTCAATTGTTTGATTCATCGATACTTAAAAGATGAAACACCTATTCAATCTATCTTGGAAGCTTTGCAACATATTGTTAACACAATTTGTAAATCCAAACAATTGATTATTACTATGGATGGTCTAGTTCCATATGCAAAGATTGTACAACAACGTTATCGTCGTATGCGTACCAAAGAAGGAGATGGAACATTTGATCGTAACCAAATATCTCCAGATACTCCTTATATGCGGGAATTGGCTCTAGCTTTGAAACTAAAGTTTCCTTATGCGATCATTAATGGAACTGAACTTCCTGGTGAAGGAGAACATAAATTGATTTATGAACTTAGAAAAATTTCTGAAAGTGAAAGAAAAACTATTTGTATTTATGGATTGGATGCTGATCTTATTTTGATCGCACTTCAAAATCATAAACTATCATCAAATAATGGAATGTGGCTTCTTCGTGAAAGCGCAGAATTCAATGATCCAACACTAAAACAAGCAGAATTTGCTAAACTTTCTATTTGGAGTCTTTTGAATGAAGTTCCTATCCCGATTGAGCAATATATGGCGTTAAGTATTTTATGTTTTGGAAACGATTTCATGCCAAATCTAGGAATATTTTCTTTGAGAGAAGGCGGATATGATAGAGCACTACATATATATACAGAGTCTGGTAATCCTGATTTATTAACACCAGATGGACGTCGTAAATTTCTAAGTTTTGCAGCTACAAAAGAGATGGATACATTTAAAGAAAAAATCAATTTAAGAAAGCGGCCTGAAGAAAAAGCTATTTTGGGTAAAGATACTTCATTCTTTTCTCATAATTATGGTCTACATGTTTTAGATGGTGTTCGCAATATGCAGCCAGTTGTAGAGGCATATTGGAAAACGTTTCATTGGACATTATATTATTTCAAACATGGTGAGCCACTTAATTGGTATTGGGTATATCCTTATGCAGATGCTCCGTTGATTACAGATATTATCAAACATAATGAATACAAAAAGCTAGATAAAAAGCCATTATCATTTAATGTTACAAGACAACTACAATTTATTATGCCTG